CCTCAGCATTACCAAAAGTCCTGAAAGGTCTGTTGATGAAAGGTTGGGTGACAGAATCGGTGTTAGGCTTGGACCAGCCAAAAGTAGACGCTATTCCTGAACCTAACCTCGCCGCCCATTCGACGGGTTTAGAAATAGAATTTAAAAGCGGAACACCGTTGAAGACTGAAGCCACCTTTGCGACTTTGGTCAATGCACCAGAAATACCCTTACTCATCTGTTCCCTTTCAGGTTCGGGGCCCTCAGAGGCGAAGGCTTCGTCCCAAGAGGTAAGACTGTCATCCATACCCTGGGTCGAAAACTTTTGAGCAGCGGGCTGTCTGAAATCAACTTTAGCTATGCGCTTGGTCTTGACTTGAGCACCAGCTGCATTCGGGAAGACAGGAGCAGATGCCTCAAAGTTTTCAAAATGGACAAACATTGAGACGTCCACATTGGTGGTACCTCCAGTTCCAATATTCAGCGGGGTGATAACCGAAACATAGATCGTACCCCAATCTGAGTTGCCTGTTTCCAGGTCATACCACTGTGTGGGGGCAACATATGGTATACGAAGCTCACAAGCAGAATCGCGACAGTCTAGTTCAACACCGGGCTGTTGCGTTTTAGTAGTCAAATCATAATTGTGAGAAGCAGCATAGAAGGAGTAATTTTGCTGAACCTTGGTTAAAGGCAGGAAATGGAGCAACAACCTGCCTTGTTGAAAAGGATCAGCATTGTGCTCAAGGCGCACTACTATAGTACCACGCACATTACGGAAGCCGTAGACTTTTCTAGCATAAACATCCTTAGCTAAAATTTGGGCTGAAGTCTGAGTGGCTATGGTAGCATTGGCGGCATCGGCAGTGGTCCAACTCGTAGTTGCAATGAGCTGTGGCTTGGCCATATAGGTTGCAATCTCAGACTGTATAGGCATGGTTGAAGACATAGCTGTAGTGGCTGGGAGAGCAGAAATCATCGAATTCGTTCGGACTGAACCATCCTCGATGAAGGACGTAGTGGAATTTTCGACGACTGGACTGGTAGTCAGGGCGGTCGTCTCGTCTTTAGAAGATTCTTGGTTGCTGAACTGGAGAATGTCATGGTATCGTGGTAAGTTCAAACCACAACCCACTAGGTGTGTGATCAGGATATTCGCGGGGCTGCCGTACCTTATCCGAATCAGTTAGGACTAAATAGTCCCAGGTCTAGAACGCCCAAAAGATCGTCACTCTCAAAATTGATACACACCTATTCCCTAAGACGTATCTATTATAGGGAACCTTTCGAGAGCCGCAGTTGGGCGAGGTGTTGATTACCATAAGGCTTCAAGGGAGAGAGCCATGGCCTTACAATCCCGATAAGTGATCTGAGTGGGAAAATAAGTAAGCTTCTCCTTGGAGGCTTTGATAATCTGGGGGGCATACTGATTAAAGGTCTCTTCAGTATGGAGCGCTAATTCATATAACATCTGTTGAACAGTGTCATTGACAGCAGTAGGGTCCGTGTCCGACCTAGACCAGTAAGGGGCTTCTAATATCGTATCTAAACTAAGAGGAGCCAGCACCCTTTTGGATTTTGGATCTAAAACAAAGCCTCGCTTTAAGAAAGTGCAGTGCTTCCAAGGTCGAAAATTAACCATCTCACTAGTCTTCTGCTCATCTGTATAGGTCAAATTTAATTCTTCCATAGATAAAGACATAGTATTTTGATTAATAAAGCTGTATTTACTGGTTACAGCCACACCATTATCGTCACCATACGATATAATCGCAACGTTATCTTCATATTCATCGATAACATTGATATAATCTTCAGGCTCCGCCTTGAGATATGTTAGACCTAAGGTGTTTAAGTAACAATCTATCGAGCAGTACCTTAATATTATATTATTGCAAACTGAATTAACCCAAGTAGTAAGAAACGTTCCACTAGGTACAGAACCGTTCCATTCATAAATTAAACCAG